AACGGAATGGGATGCGGTTTTTCGCACGTATTACGATTACGCATACGTATCTTATACATCTGGTGAAATAAAGAAAACGACGGCAGATGAATCCTTTTTTGAGCGTCAGTTGAGAGAACTGCGCGTGGAGTATTCGTATCCGATACACGAAGCTGGTGACGCGGGCGAAGCGGGCGAAGCAGACGTCTGTAAAAATATTCGTGAACTCTTTACAAAGGCAGTCGTGAAACGTTTGATGAGTGAGCGACCTGTTGGGTGTTTACTTTCAGGTGGGCTGGATAGTTCTCTTGTTACCGCGATTGTGGCGAGAGAATTGCGCCGGACCGCGCCAGATACTGTGCTGAATACATATAGTATTGGGTTGGAAGGGTCAGTGGATTTGAAATGGGCGCGGCGTGTGGCTGAACATCTGGGAACGTGTCATCACGAAGTTTCATTGAAAGAGAGCGACTTCTTAAATGCGATTTACGATACAATTTATCAGACGGAAAGTTATTGCACCACGACGATTCGCGCATCAGTCGGAAATTATCTCGTTAGCAAATACATCCAACAACAAACCGAGGATGTCGTGATATATTGTGGAGATATGTCGGATGAAATCTTCGGGTCGTATCGTGGATTCTTGAAAGCGCCGACGGACACAGACTTTCATCGCGAAAATGAGCGGATGATTCGCGATGTTCGGTTTTTTGATTTATTGCGTTCTGACAAAAGTATAAGCGGCGCGGGATTGGAAGCGCGTGTTCCATTTGCGGATAAGGAGTTCCTTACGTATGTGATGACGCTTCCCCCGCGTCTCAAACGGTTCGATGATGATAAAATGGAGAAGTATCTTCTTCGTAAGGCGTTTCAATCTGAGGGGTTATTGCCGGATGATGTTCTCTGGCGCAGAAAAGAGGCATTCAGTGATGGAGTGAGTTCGGCTGATGGTCGACGGACGTGGGTTCAAATGATTAAAGAGTATGCCGACCGCGTTATATCGGATGCTGAGTTTAATAATAATGGACATCATTTATATTCACTTCATAATCCGCCATATGACAAGGAGAGTTTCTATTACCGTCACGTATTTGAGAATATCTATGAAGGACGCGGAGATACGATTCCGTATTATTGGAGACATCCCTTTTGTGAAGGCGTTCTAGACCCAAGTGCGCGTTTGTTGTCATTTTATGTCGCGGACACGGCGGAGTAACGCATCAGCGCGATAGCGCGCATTATTATATCATTATAATACAGCACAATATTGTATTGTATTATGAATAGGATAAAGAACACTGCGGAAGATTTCGTGGTCTCGATTATAACCTACCTACGCGACGCATTATCACCTTTCTTTAAAAAATATGCGTCTTATTATGACTATTTGGATTATTTTGTCTATGGAACATACGCGGTTGTTTTATTAGGGTTTTATTCCATATTGCCGGCTTATATCCCTGTTTTACGAAACGTCCTCTTATATACCGCTGTTGTTATTTTACTCATTCGCTTCAATACGATTTCGTGGACGAACCCGAAGTTCGCACTTCTAGGTGGAAACAAGTTTAGTGAATTTGACAGAAGCCTTATTTTATACACGTGTGTCTTTATATTGATTACACACATCGTATCGGATACGGTGGTGAGTTACACCCAGAGGCAACTCGCACAGAAGATAATACAGCCGGTGATAAAGGTAGCCGATGGAGGTGGTGGTGGTGGTGGCGTAGTATGGCCCTCGTATACAAGACAGTAAAGTCTTCCCATCTCCCCGACGATATGGAGCAAGACGCGAACGAGCGAAGGCGCGGCGTCCCATCTCCCCGACGATATGGAGCAAGACGCGAACGAGCGAAGGCGCGGGTCCGCTCCGCGGACGGAGCGCCGAAGCGAGTGAGCATAAAATTGAAATGTTTTTCAACCAATACATTAGATACTGTGTAATCAACATAGCAACAAAGAAAAATGTCGTCTGGCAATGGTATTATCGCAGAAACCCGTGAAAAAATACAAACCGACTTGGATACCCTGTTGGCTGTGTTGGAGGACGTTCAAGGAGTCATTCCCGAAGGCGCGTATTTGCGCGGAATGAATGCGCTCGGTTCGCTACATCGGCACAAGCAAACCGCGTTGACCGCGATTCGTCCTGGCGCAATACTGTGCTGTTGGAATACTTTGGAGGAAATTGAAGAAGAGGATGAAGACATATACGACGAGATTATGGAGGTCGCCGATGACATTGTTGTTGAATTGTGCGGGCAAGATTCAAGCATTTATAGCGACGAGAGATACAATCTCGTTCATCGTGGAAACGAACAGGAGACGTTCCAAGCACTTATGGATTACAAGCCCAGAGAAGGAAACGCCGGATACGAAACGAGTCCGATGGTGCTTCATCACGCGATTCAGGTGATTATGGAGCGATTGTTCAATGACACCTATCACGAATTGGAGATTGTGCGCCCAGTGAGTTGCCAATGCGGTTGGCGTGGAGCACAAGGCAATTGGGACCGTCACATCAGGAATATGCGTCATCAACGATGGGTTGACGCAGAAAGTGAAAAGCGTCAATCTGAGAACGCTGCGCGAGAGGCGATATTTCAAAGCGAATTGGCGCGGGCGCGTGAACTCGTAAGTGAATTGTTCACGAAATCCCGCCGTGAAAATGGAATGATATACTTCAAACAAGAAGACGTGAAAGATTCACGCGCATTCAAACAAGCAATCGAAGATTTCATTTCAGCGTGGACTCAAATCTCAGGTGAGCGCGTCATATTTGTCTCGGGTCAGGGTGAACTCTCTTGGTTCACGTAGAGTAGAGTAATTCACCGAATACGCATCGTCTTGTTTCGCATATTCTTCACCGCACTTGTCTTATCTACATAAAATATGTGTCCACCTTTCGGGGTTGTATCCCGACTATTCTTTTTAGAGGTTCGGCGATGTTGTGTATTCGATGATTGCGAACGAGACAGTAGTCTTGGCTTCGGTGGTCCATCCCGGAAAAATTGTTGGAGATGGTATAATATATACTTGCTAATGATTTCATCAATCTCTCGCGGATTGATTTTAGATTGGTGCGACTTTGCGTTATATTTCGCCAAATTTGCATATTTCAGAAACATGTTGTGGATTTCTATGGAAAGAATCTGTTTTTTCGCGGTGGGTGAAGTGATGGATATCGTAGACGTCACTGTGAACTTGTCAAATACCTCACGATATAATGCGCTATTCAAGAAACGAACCACAAACATTTCAAATGGAATATAGGAGTGGTATGGCTGTAGTTTGATATAATATACACGGTCATCCACCATTTTAGGATGTTGAAGGTCATCCAGAAAACATATTTCAATATCTCGCGGAAGGCGCCCACATCGTATAAAATCGTTCACTGTTTTATCATTAGTTGTTCGTTCAGGATACATCTGCTGCTGTTGCGTTTGCGTATCGACGTCCTCTGTTTTTGGTTTAATCGTATGGTCAAAAAGAGGCGGGACGATTGCGAGTCCGCCGCCGCCACCACCGCCTCCGCCGTCACCCGAGTTTGTTGTCGTGTTTCCCTGTAACCGTAACTTGGTTTCAAAATATTGCCGAATACACGATAACCATTTCGCAGGACCCATATTATTCGTGTATATCATCACTTTATTACAAACACCGGCATTCTTTTTTTTACGAATATACTCCAATATACGAACCATACTCGGGCGAATAATTTCCGGATATAAATCAACTAAATCATTGAAGTATTGGTATGTTATATTAGGCTTATTATAATAATCTTCTAATACGTGTCCAAATATAGAGAGTTGAGAAAAATTGCCGAGTGTTTCATCAATATCAAACACTACGACCTTTTGCTTCATTCTGTTATAGTATATGAATATTCTTTTTTTTGTATTTGTCTAGTATAGAGATATGAAACCTGGAGTGAAATATACTGATGATGATATTGATGAAGATATGAAACTCACACGTCGAGACTATCTTAAAATTATTCATCATTATCTACCACGCGATAGTCATAAGAGAAACGGTGGAATATCCGGTGATATCAAAACTCGCGCTCAACGCATTCTTGCGGGCAAATTGTGTCGGTGTATCAAGGCGTCAAACGCAAATGCGGAAACACGTCGAATTGGATATTGTTCACGAGCTATTTTCAATCAACGTGGATTACGGCATCATGGGTTTCGTTGTAAAACCAAACGAGGCACATTACGTCCAAGACTCACGCGCGATATCACAAAAACGTCGCGTCGGTTACGTATTCGCACGTGACACAACCATCAAGTGGCATCACCGCTATTGATATACTCCACTACACTCAATATAAGTAGCTCTTCCTGACTCAAACGTTGAAACACAACATTGGCTTCAAACCGAATATTAAATACGAACCTCTTGATATTACGAATCGTTACTGTATGAGTGCCATTTTCCGGGTCTTCACGAACCTTGAATAATGTCCCGCCGAGAGTTACATAGGGTCGCGCTTCAAGCGACCGAAGAGGTATCCAACGAATAAGCTGGCAATGTTTTAGGTCATATGGGTTTTCAATGACGCGATACATCGCGAGTTTACGTTCAAACTCTGCCAGTTTTTCGGTCGTTAAATTCAGCGACGAGAGAATTTCGTGGCGCCGGTCATCTATCATTTTCTTTGAGAGATTCGCAATCGTGTTATTCTCTGCCTTATTCATCGCAGATAATATCGCTTTTACATCCAGCGGGAACGTTGGTTCGTCTATAACCGATTGAAGTAGATCTTCATCCGAATCTACGGCATAATCGGAGTCTTTGACGCTTGGATGTTTTTTTGAATGGATAGATGAGTTATCGGTTTCAACCCCACTATCACTAGTCTCGTCGCTGTCGTCGCTGTCGTCGTTGTCGTCGTCTACGGGGTCGTCGTCGTCGTCGCTCTCGTCTTCCGGTTCGTAGTCTTGTGTATTTTGTAACAATAAATCCATATCCAATTTCTTTTCGTCGTCCATAGAGGCGGATGCGCCCCCATTCCGCGACCGTGACCTGGAACGGGACCGCGACCGGGACCTACCTCCGGCAGATGGACGCATAAACTCCAAATCAACTAGAACCGTCTTCTTCATATCTATCATATATACAATGACTTGTATTTATTATACATACCGCGAATATGACACTGACCGACGCGAATTTGAGCGCGTTTTTATGAGATGTGACGGAACTTCGCACCAAATGTTGCCATTATCTTATGACTTTTTGAAAAGTCAGTGTGGCGGTAAACGGCGAAAAATGGTTCCGGAGCAGGTTTTGTGAAGTGACCTTACTGACATTCCCGCGGAATGTTGCCATATAATGCGTCAAAATCGCAGATTATGGTCTCGTCAGGCTAAAAATGCGCGAAAATCGCGTTTTAAAAGTAAAATTGGCTATCCCGGATTTGGACATTTTTGGATTTTGACCATTTTACCCCAATGATGTTAGCGGGATAGGTAGCCGGTGTAATTCATAAGACGTGACTGATTATGGTGCCAATGTTGCCAAAATCTTATGAATGTCAAAATGCACTTTCAGACAAAATCAGACAAAATCAGACAAGTTCGTGTGACGATAATGTTCGAAAATTGATAAGATTTTGGCAACATTTAGACCAATTGATGGTGCGAATGTTGCCAAACCCCTGGGGTAAAATGAAAAGTCAGTGTGCCGTCATTCTCGTTAAATGTATAATATAAATATATACCGTATTATAATAGAAGTGTATACGTAGAGAGGTAATGCCAAGAAAAGATATCAATTATTCAAATACCATCATCTATCAAATTATGTGTAAAAACAAAAATGTTTCAGACACATATGTTTCGTATACAACCAATCTTACGCAACGAAAGTATAAACATAAGCGTGATAGTTTAGATATGTCCGTGAGGACACGAGTATATGATTCTATCCGAAAGAATGGAGGTTGGGAAAATTGGAAGTGTTTAATTTTGGAGGAATGTGTCTGTAATAATGAATGTATCGCCAAAGAACGAATGAACTTTCACATTTTGAAAAATAAGCCGAATTTGAACGAAGAATATTTGAATGAAGTGTCGTCGCCAAGTGAATTATTACAGTTAAGTGTTTACGAGAAATCCGAAATGGTCGAAATGGTAGAGAAGGTTGATAAAGTAAATGATACAGACGAGAAAGACGAGAAATATACTTGCCAATGTAAAAAAACGTACACACATCGTTCAAGTTATTATAAACATACGACAACGTGTCTACAATATCAACATCGACATAAGAATGATATTTCAATGAATACGTTGACAATGTCAATTACAACAACGTCAACCGTTGCTGCGATGATTACGCAAAAACAAGCAGATGATTCTAGTGAGTTCGTGATCACATCCGATTCTGCCGCAATTGAAAGTGATGATAACATCGCAATTGTTCGACACCGTTTTAAACCGAGGAAAATTGCCAGTAAAGTCGTTGAAAACGAAGTGTTTCATTATTCGGATGAATCCGTTTTTGAACCAGAAGTAGAACCACTGATGTTAATAAACGATAGCGAACATAGCGAACATAGCGACCACAGTGACAGCGGACATAGCGACCACGGTGACAGCGACCACAGTGACAGCGGACATAGCGACCACGGTGACAGCGACCACGGCGACAGCGGCCGTGTGAGTGAAAGAACAAATGTATCTGATATCATTAATGAACAAAATGATAAACTTCGGGATTATATTCGGAAAATGATTTCGGCTCTTTCCGGTGGGAATGGGAAGAAACGAAACAAAAAGTCTATCCTCAATTCTCTCGTATTTGAATTGTTAGACCAGAATAAAACGCTACAAAAACAACTTGTCGAGTTGAGCAAAGAACGCAATATTATTGTCAATAATACGAATAACAATCAGTTCAATCTGAACTTCTTCCTGAACGAACAGTGTAAAAATGCGGTCAACTTTTCCGATTTCGTCGACTCTATTGAAATCACGATGGATGACTTGGCGTATACACGAAATCAGGGATTGGTAGAAGGTATTAGTAAAGTGATGATTGACGCACTCAAGCAAATGGACTTATATGCGCGCCCAATTCACTGCACTGACCCTAAACGCGACATTATTTATTTACACGACGAAAAACAATGGGCGAGAGATGAAGGGAATGTTCGGATTCGCAAGGCGTTCTTGGATATCGCCAATAAAGAGTATTTCGCGATTAAAAAGTGGATGGATTTACACCCGGGGTGGGAGACAAATCAGCGCCTCCAGGAGTTTCATCATAAGATGCTTCGGAATGTCCTTCACGAAATCAAGGATGACCCGATTGGTGAACGTAAGATTATGAAAAGTGTTGCGCGAGAGGTGCTCATAGAAAAGTGAAGTTGTTATAATGATTTATAATAAATAACGCCCCCAGCTATGGCCTCGGCCAGGTTCGCAGTCTTGACTTCCAAATTCTTCAACAACTTTATTCGCAATACAATCAGCCCACGCGCGATTTGGACCATAATTCCATCCCCGGAGCCAATTTTTATTTTTGATTGTATCATCCATAATGACAATTGTATGTAAATGCGCGAGATTCTTACAATTTACAATGTCCCCGTATGCGATTGGGTAATCGTGTCCTCCATCAATAAATATAATATCAAATGGTTTCGCTGTTTTTGAATATTCCGGAACAGTCTGTAAACTATTTCCGATGATTAGCGTATGTCTATTGGGATACTTATTATCGATAAATGCTTTACCGTGTTTGAGGTAATCGTGATGCCCTATGTCAAAACTTACAAGTTCTACATTGGGATTGGATGATAGAAACAGTTCCGCAGAATGTCCTCCATTAAATCCAATTTCCATAACACGTTTTATGGACGGTGAACTTACCATTCTTTTTAAGAATTGGATTTGCCCGGGAACTTGCTGAGAATACCCCTCGGTAGGTATAATATTATTCGTTTTGAAATATTCGTTCAAGCTCGTCATACGAATAAAGATAGAGTAATATAATGTAAATTGTTATTACTTTATATTCTATTTTACTTATATTGCATTTTAAGTTTCAATCAAAGAACTAAAACTTCGTTCCGATAACCTCATTGGCTGCCATCGGCTCAAACGACATCATCCCGCCGGGCATTCCGCCGCCGACATTTTGCGCGTAGGTGCTGTTAAAGTGCTGCTGCTGCTGGGATGCCTGCGAGAGACCGTAGTCGGCGGTGCCGGTATTACGGTTGGTCGTCAGGACGGGGTTAGGAGGCGCCATTCCGCCGCCGACCATTCCACCGGGAACACCGCCGGCGTAAGGTTGTGAGAGGGGCTGTGTGATGCGAACCGCGCCGCCCGTGCCGCCACCCTGACCGCCTTGTGCGCCACCGCCCGCAGTGCCATTGTAACTCGTCTCACCGCCTAGCAGTTCAATCGTGCGCTCCACGATAATCTGGACCTTCTCGCCCAACTTGGTCTTGATGCTCAAGAGAATCATCAAAATGCCTAAAATTGTAGTCGTAAAGTTGAACTCGCTGTATCTGTATCCAGAGTAGGTAGGAACATACGTAATCAACCGATGAATAAAGTAGATGAAGATGAACATAAACAGAATTTGTCCGATGATTTCCACTAAAATCATTAAAGTAGCCTTATGGTCGTCGGGTTCGGGGACGTAGGTGCGAACCAAGTAAAGCATAATCAGAATCGGGACGAAACCGATAATGGTATACTGAACAATGTTCAAGAGGACACCCTGTTGCTGTTCGTCTAAACGAAACACATGGTCTACAAATGAACTACCGCGCTTCGTTCCTTCTTTTACGGTTTCTTCAAACGCTTCCATCGTTGGGTATATATACAGGGAATATTAAAATGAAATGAATGAAATGAATGAAATGAATGAAATGAATGAAATGAATGAAATGAATGAAATGAATGAAATGAATGAAATGAATGAAATGAATGAAATGAATGAAATGTATGAAATGAATGAAATGTATGAAATGAATGAAATGAATGAAATGAATGAAATGTATGAAATGAATGAAATGAATGAAATGAATGAAATGAATGAATGAATCGAATTAAACACTATTTAATCCTATTCTCTATATCCACCCACCGCGAATATAACAATGCTCCGCCGTTTCGCCAGAATCAATAGCGTCCCTCATTATCGCGCCGAAAACACCGGCGTCGCACAATATAGTATTATTAGCACTACTCCTCCCACTTCTACATCCGCTCCGGTGAACGACGGTGAGACGCAACATCCTATACCCACCATTGAAATGCCACAACCCACTTTTTTCATCCACCCTCACGCTGAATACCAATACCTAAATCTCATCCACGACATCCTCGAACAAAACAACGAACACATCAGTCGTAATGGTAAAACCATCTCCATCTTCGGTTCGGGAATGGTATTCTCCCTTGACCAAGGGTCGTTACCGCTTCTCACCACGAAACAAATGGCGTGGAAGACGTGTCTCAAAGAACTCCTCTGGTTCATTCAAGGAAAAACAGACAATCGCCGCTTACAATCCACCGGCGTTCATATTTGGGACGATAATGCGTCACACGAATTTATGGAATCGCGTGGTCTCGCGCACTACGCCGAAGGCGACCTCGGCCCCATCTACGGTCATCAATGGCGCCACTTCAATGCGAAATACGACACGTGTGAGACGGATTATACAGGTCAAGGTGTAGACCAACTCGCGGAGATTATACGCTGTCTGAAAGACCCCGTCGAGAGATTTTCGCGCCGACTCATTATGTCTGCGTGGAATCCCTGTCAGTTAAACGAAATGGCGCTCCCTCCGTGCCA